GGCGACCTTTGGCGACGAGCGCCTACCTTTGGCGACGAGCGCCTACCTTTGGCGACGAGCGCCTACCTTTGGCGACGAGCGCCTACCTTTGGCGACGAGCGCCTACCTTTGGCGACGAGCGCCTACCTTTGGCGACAAGCGCCTACCTCTGTCGACCTTTGGCGACAAGCGCCTACCTCTGTCGACCTTTGGCGACGAGCGCCTACCTCTGTCGACGAGCGCCTACCTCTGTCGACCTTTGGCGACGAGCGCCTACCTCTGTCGACGAGCGCCTACCTCTGTCGACCTTTGGCGACGAGCGCCTACCTTTGGCGACGAGCGCCTACCTTTGGCGACGAGCGCCTACCTTTGGCGACGAGCGCCTACCTTTGGCGACGAGCGCCTACCTTTGGCGACCTTTGGCGACCTTTGGCGACCTTTGGCTACCTTTGGCTACCTTTGGCGACCTTTGGCGACCTTTGGCGACCTTTGGCGACAAGCGCCTACCTCTGTCGACCTTTGGCTACCTTTGGCGACCTTTGTCGACTTTTGGCGACGAGCGCCTACCTCTGTCGACCTTTGGCGACGAGCGCCTACCTCTGTCGACCTTTGGCGACCTCTGTCGACCTTTGGCTACCTCTGTCGACCTTTGGCGACGAGCGCCTACCTTTGGCGGCGAGCGCCTACCTTTGGCGACGAGCGCCTACCTTTGGCGACGAGCGCCTACCTTTGGCGACGAGCGCCTACCTTTGGCGACGAGCGCCTACCTTTGGCGACCTTTGGCGACTTTTGGCGCTAAGCGTCTACCTTTGGCGCTAAGCGTCTACCTTTGGCGCTAAGCGTCTACCTTTGGCGCTCTCCGCCGACCTTCGTCGCCCTTCTTCCTCCCTTTCGGGGGAGGTCAGATGACGGCGATCTTCGCCGACCTACGACGAGAGTGGTTCTGCGAGTGTCGCACTGTGGTGCTCAGTGCGAGTCGGGCAGCGATCCGCTCCGCTAGGGTCGTTGCGGTCGTTGCGGTCGTTGCGGTCGTTGCGGTCGTTGCGGTCGTTGCGGTCGTTGCGGTCGTCATAGGTCTATCCTCGACCTTTCGCCGGTCGAGGTCAAGACCTTTCGCCGGTCTACGCTACCGTAGAGAGTCGGCGGGCGCGACGGGCGCGGAATAGAGATACGTCCGCCAGATCCTCTCTGTCGCCGGAGCGGTAAGCCGGCCACACTCCGTATACGGTCGCCAGCAGCACCGCGTCGTCGGCGGACTCAGCCGTGACCCCTACCTTCGGGTCTACGCGGACGGATCCGGAGTAGACCTCCGATGATCCCGTCACAACGCAATAATAGGCTTCGGTATCTCCCGGCATCCACTCCATCGCCAGGATGTATCTACGGTGAGAGGGCACGTCGAGGGAGGCGAGGTATTTTTTCATGGTCGTTCCGACGAGGCTCGAAGGTTGGGGAGTCAGAGCGCGAAGGCGAGCGTCAGCGCAGCGATGATTACCGACCCTACGGCTACGGCTCGAAGGACTCTCGGGAGGGAGATAATCTCGCTGCGCTTGCTGCTCTCGCTATCCATGGACCCATCCTCGCCCGCTCTCGCCTCGCGGTCAAGATCTTTCGCGCGGCGGCGAGCGGCGGCGCGATCTTCCGCGGTCTTCCGCGATCTTCCGCGGTTAGTTGAGAGAGCGCCGGGCGCGCTTCTCGATGGCCGCGACATCCGCCTCGCACATCCCTAGGTAGGCACGCGCCTCGCTCAGCTCCTCGGCGCTCCCGTCCCCGCCGGCGGCCTCGATGGCCTCCAGATAGTCCCGGGCTAGGTCCCGCTCCCATCTCGCGTCTTCGAGCGCGTCTTCGATCGCTTCGAGCGCTTCGTCGATCTCGTTCGTCGTCGTCATCCGCCTACCTTACCCTTCTTCTCCTGAGAAGCAAGCCAATCCTCATAGATCGCGAGCGTTCCGTCCGCGTGATATACCGGGTCCCCTGCCGTCTTACTCCATCGCCGCATCACCGAAGGCTCAGCGAGGATGCGCACGTCAGGTACGATCTTCTGCGCCGCCCCGCACCATCTCTCCTGCAACTCCTGCGCCGCCTCTTGGTACCGATCCTCTTGTACCTCGACGAGCAACTCATCGTGTACGAAATTCCATGGCCGCGCCCCATATAGCGCCGACCTCGGGTCGGTGTACGCCGCCTGAGAGATATCCCATATCGCAGCCTTAGCCGCGGTGGCCGCCAAGCCCTGGAAGTAGGAATTGGCGGCGTCTGTATAGCCTACGCCACCTCGTATTAGACCGGATTGGTGGTGGCGGATGGTGGTGCGCTTGCGCTCGGATCCCGAGGATCCCGAGGACGGCTTACCTTTAGACACCAACCAAGATATCCACTGCAAATAAGGCCCGGCCTCCGGATACTTAGTGAGCCAGGCCGCTTTTATTTCCTTCGCCCTCGCCTTCTGCTCCTCGGCGGATCCGCCCGGTACCAACTCCACTCCATAGGTTTGGCGGGCGAACGCAACGAAGGTGTTGGCCCCGAGCCCTCCCGGCAGACCGAAATTGATGGGCTTTCCGAGGGCGCGCAACTCTTTGAATCGGCGCGGGTCGGTGGCCTTGAGGGCGTATGCCTTCTCCGCCGACATCGACACCGCCTCTCCCCCCATCTCTACGTGAGGGTCTCTAGTGGGGTCGTTCAGGATTTTCGCCAGCTCCGAATACCCGAGCTGCCAAATACACACCTGCGCCCATGTACGTAGCTCCATCATCGCGTAGTCGATGTCGAGAAAAACCCACCCCGGGCGCGCGACGAAGCACTCTCTCACCCCCTCCGTCCGCGGCGGATTCTGAAGCTGTGAGCCCCACGCCTTCGCACCCTCGCCGGGTTTGGGGTCCGCCCCCTGCGAGCAGGATGTGCGCCCTGTGCGGAGTAGCACCCCGAACGAGGCTTGGATCAGCGGCCGCTGTAGGCGCTTGGCGCGGGATAGCAGGGAGGTAGCGCGAGTCGCCACGGAATAGGCGATCATCGCCTCGTCCCCTGAGCCCTCGCACGCGTCTTGGTCGAGGACGATGTTCCCTTCCGCCCTGTCCGCCTCTAGATCTTGCAGCGCCTCTAGCGCCGGCCCCTTCACGTCCGCTCGCTCCTTGGCGACGCGCGCCCTCACCTTCGCGGCCTGCGCCTCGGTCAGAGGGTGCCGCGGAGCGGGCTCCCCTCTGCGCGCGTAGGCGGCCTCCTGTCGGGCCCCCGCCGCGCCGATGTCCCTCGTACCGTCGTGCCGGATTAGCCCCGCCGCCTTCGCGACGGAGGCAGCCTCGCGCAGAGTCGCGAGAGTCGACGCGACGACGGCATCCGCTCTCGCGCGATCGGTCGTGACCCCCCAGCACCGCATGAGATGGAGCGACAGCGCCGCGCGAGACTGTCGATACACATCCCCTAGCGTAGCCGCGTAGGGGGATCGATGCGCCTCGGTCCACAGCACCTTCACCGCCTCTACGTCCGCCCTCAGGTACTCCACGGCTGCCCTCCGCGCCGGATCGCGCTGCAGCTCCGCGGAGGGCACCCCCGCGAGAGACCCCCATCTCGTGCGCCACGGGTCGTCTTTGCGGAGTCGCAGCGATGAGTTAGGGGCTGTCCACTGCAGAGCGGTGGCGAGATCGTGGCGGCGCTCCTCCTCTGCCGGATTGCCCCGCGCGACCGAGAGCAATATATCGGCCATCATCGAGCACCCTACGCCGTCTCGGTCGTACTTGGCCGTCACCGTCTTGGCCCACTCCGGCTCGTATGCCATGATCGCGGCGAGGTCGAACGCGGCATTGTGCGCGATGATTCGCACGGTAGGGTCCTCCAGGACCGAGAGCAACAGCCGCCGGAACGCGCGATCCCGTCGAGTGACTACCTCTACGTGCCGCTCGCCCACGATAGATAGGCCTACCGCAGCGATAGGAGGCGCCTGGACGTACGGAGAGATGAGCCCCGTCTCCGTGTCGAGCGCGACGACGGTCCGGTACTCTATGGGAGGAGGGAGCAGGATCATCCCGCCACTCTACTCCTCCTCCGAGGGAGACGGCAAGGGCTATCTCGCCCCCGGCCACCCTAGGTCTAGATCGGTACCGTCCCCGAGGCACCACGGCCACGCCCACGCCTCCCACTCCGCACACTCCGGCAGGGAGAGGGCGCGTCCGATCCGCCGGGTCCGCGCCCAGAATATCTCGGAGTGATCCTCGGCGATGTCCGATCCCGAGAGGGCAGGGTCTAGCCCCGATAGGTGGAGGTCCGCATGAATCATCTCATGCACCAGCACCCCCCGCCACCCTCCGAGGGCGCCGAGGGGCGCGATATCCGCAGAGATACAGATCACCTTCGATGCGGGCGAGTACGATCCGTAGTATCGTCTCGACCGGCACCAGGCCACCCGCACCCCGCGAGCGGACATCCTCCCGCGGAATAGCCGCGCATCGTAGGCCTCTAGGGCAGCCCTCAGGTCTCCCCGTCGTCGCTCTCCGGACGCTGCACCCTCCGGCCGCCTGCCACCCATACGATGGTACACCCTAGCGCATCCGCGTGAGAGATGCCCTGTCGCATGCCGGGCGAGATTCCGTGATCTACGAAAACCGCAGTAAAATCAGCTACTCTCCGCCAGGCGAATCCGAGCTGTATGCCCACCTCCCTCTCCCTTGCGCAGTCGTCTCGGAGCGCGGATGTCAGGACGAGGTGCGACGCATACGGAGACCATCCCCGAGAGACGCAGTACGCCAGGCACTCTCGGAGGTACGCGGCGGCCCACTCGGACCCGCCTGCGTAGGGTGACTCCACTACTACCAGCGGGGCACCTCGGGCTAGCGTAGGGGAGTGTCGGTATGCCGGGAGGGTCATCGGCCGGACTTCGCCGCCGAGCGGCGCTCCTCTCTCCGCGCGTGCAGCTCCGGATCCGCGCTCTCCAGGTGCGTCTGCAGCATGGCCAGTGCCCTCCACGCGACCTTCACCATGTGCGGCACTCCGTCAGTGTCATCGGAGTGTCGGTCGATGAAGTGGCGCATCATGGAATCCGCGTGCTGTGCGGATTGGCGGTAGCTCCAGTGCAGCGGCGCCCCTGGGTGGTGCTGCTCGTTCCCTCTGCGCGACAGCTCTGCCAGCGCTAGGAGGGCGTCAGGGAAGTAATCGATCACCCCGAGGGCTACGGGCTGGGCCTTCCTACGATCATCCTCGATTGTCATCTGCACTCCAATCTCTCCCGAAAATGAACAATAGTGATCTCTTACCGTCCGCGTATATGACGCAGTTTGCTTTCGCCCACGTTGTGGGATTGTGGTTATACCCTAGATCTCCGGTAGTTATGTGGCCTACCCCCACCCCGCCGTCGCAGATCCACGGGGAGTGAGAGTGCCCTACCACCACCTTTACCCCCAGAGAGGAGTAGGTGCTAGGCGTACCTTTAGCTCCGTTGATCCCTGAGTGGCCGTGAAATCCTAGCTGTATACCGTGCACCATATACGATTCGTCGCGAGAGAGAAAATGCGGGGCGTCTTCGCCGCCACCCCACCCCCTCCGCACCATCTCCGGGAATAGAAGAGGGAACCTCCCCTCCTTCCGGAAGTACTCATACGCCACTAGGCTTACTTCGTGCCAGTACGGTGTGTTTGCAGGGTCGCGTGCCGGGTCGTGCTCCTCAAACGCCCACCTATCTAGTGCCTCATCGTGATTGGACCGCACAACCACAACTCGGGAGTCCGGGTGTGCCTTGCGCGCCCTACCCGCAAATAGACGTAGCCCCTCCACTGCGCGCGACACCTCGGACCGGACCTCCGATCGGGCGTAGAGGTGGCGAGACCTGGCGTCTCGCTTGTCGTGGTGGTTACGGGTGCGACAATCAAAGAAGTCGTGCAGCACTACCTGTTGCGGTCTCAGTCGGTCGATCTGGCCGAAGGTCGCGTGTAAGGCGTCGTTGCACGTAACACCCCAGTGCACATCCCCCACTACCAGCGCAGCCGCCGGCTTGGCCTCTGACACCCCTTCGGGGGTGTAGGTGAGGCCCAAGTCGGTGAAGCCCTGCCCGATAGCGTCCCAGGTGATCTGCCTGACGAAATATACCCCGTCGTCGCGCGTCTCTACTACGAGGGCCCCTAGGGTGTGGTGCTTGCGCGCCTTGGCGCCTGCCTTCGATGCCGAATAGTGGGGTAGGGTCACAGCCCCCGTCGACGCCAACAACCTAGGGGATCTGGAGTCGGATGCCACGCATCGGAGATGGCGCCGTGGGTGCCCGACGATTCCTGACATCTGCCCCGTAAGGGCATCGAAGCCGCTGATAGGCTTCGATGCCGTAGGGGATACTCGTATGCTGGCGTATAGCATCAGCCTCTGCGCCAGCGCTCTGTCGTCGTCCACCAGATGATCAGTGAGATCGGGATGCCACGCTACCTCCTTAGAGAGACCCTCGGACTCTGCGAGAGAGGTGGGATTGCGGTAGAAGCCCCGCACCACCAATAGCTTCGCCGGATACCTCCTGAGAGATGCGAGGAACGCCGCATGTGGGCGCGTGTTGTTTTGAGCCCACGTGACGACGTATCGCATCCTCAGGCCTCACTCCGGATAGGTAGGTAGGATCAGGTGAACTCTGCCATCACTTCGTCAGCCAGCCGCGCCACCTTGCCCAGGTACACGTACGCCGGGTTCTTTGGGTGCGGACGCCACCCTGCTGCCTCCATCCGCTCCCGGGGAGACGAGGGGGGCAGGGCGGGCTCGATCTCTACCTCAGGGACCTCGGCGAGGACCTCGGCGAGGGTGGGGGCGGAGGACTTCGCCCGCTCGGCTGCGATGTCGTACTCCTCGAATGTCGTGTGTACGTCGGGGTCGTACGCCTCGAACTCGTAGTAGGAGGTGTTCTCGCCTGCCTTATTCTTGTAAGGCACGCAGCGCACGACGCACTGCTTTCCGTACAGAATAGAGTCCTTCGCGGGGAAGGACTCCGAGAGGATCTCGGTAGAGGAAACGCCGGGCCGCTCCTTACGGGTACGCACAGCGCGCGCGAACACTTCGTTCGTGACTCCGCGCGGCGGGATGCCCAGGAAGGCTGCGATTTCTTTCTGGATCTTGCCGTTTTCTTTGGCCTGGCGTTGGTTATCGACCTGGGCCATGTGGATCTGACCCTTTACGGTGCCCTCCGGGGCGGGCCCTCGCACCACAGCGAAATCGATCTGGATACGGTTCCCTCGGAAAGATCCGTGGGTCTCTACGGCGTCTGCACATTTCACCAAGTAGGTGCCGATGGGCAGCCGGGCGCGGTCGATCTGCTTCGTGATCTGTGCGGAATCGGCATCAAAGAATGACATATCTATACTCCTGAAGGGTGTTCTTGGTGGCGACCTGTCCTCTACACTTCCAGATCTGCGCGGGAGAGGCAAGATATTTCTACGCGGAGAGCACTTTCCCGTGCCTCCGCCATCTCGGCCCAGGCAGGCCTTCCATCTCGGTGAGGCTGGGCAGGGAGATGGTGGCGTATCCGAGCTTGTGCGCCTGGCGCGACACCGGCTCAGCGAAGTTCACCGCGTCGGAGCGCCGCTGCCAGAATGCGAGTGCCTGCGAGATCCCAGGCAGATACACCCAGTTCCGCACCCCCTCCTCGGCGACCTGCCCTGGTCGATGGAGACGCGCTAGGGGCTGCTCAGACGGTGCGGCCATCCAGAGCGCCCGGTGGTGTACGTGCTGCAGATTAGTTCCGGTTCCGCACGCTGAGATAGAGACCACCGCGGCCTCCCCTCGCCGCATCTCCGTCACGTGCCGCCCTGACGTTAGGCAGACCTTCCCTGCGCCGAAGTAAGGTAGACCCAGATCGGACTGGAGACGTTCCCCCAGCGGGATGTCCGCCACCCATATGAGGCCCGTACCCTGCGCCTCTAGCCATCTACGGACTGCCTCTATCGCCTCATCAGAGATCCACCTCGCCTCTGCCAGAGGCTCACGCAAGCCGGTGTCTGCCGTGTATTTCCGGCGCGCCTCGTCCCATTCCCCCAGAGGGCGCACCAGATCCGGGAAATGTCCGTCCCTCACAGCTACTTTTAGCAGCGCCTCCGAGTCGATTCCTCGACCATTAAATCGGAGTCGATCTCTCGCGGCGGAGGCCCATTCGGACCTCGCCTGCAGATATCCCGGGGTCGGGGTCGGGGTCGGGCGGGTATAGAATCCCAGCGCCAGTGTCCGTCGTACGCGAGATACCTCTAGTCCATCCACTAGCAGCGATCCGTCAGGTGCGGTCCACTGCGCGCGCCCTGAACTCTCGTCTCCGTCGAGCACGCGAGCCATCTCGTCGTCTATCTCTGGGTCCTCTCGCGGAGGGCCAAAAGGCTCGATGGATAAAGGGATCCCTAACGGTCCGTCCTGAGACCCTATCACTCCCGGGGTCTCTAGTATTCTGCGTCCGACTGATCGCGCCACGATCATTCGAGCCTCATCCGGATCCGCGGATCGGCGGTATTCCTCGGCCTCCTCCGCATCGAACAGCCTCACTAGCTCCCCGATCTCTGCCCGCGCGCCGCGCCCATCTCGGGCGTCTAGCGCCGAAGCCCACTCGCTCCGCTCCTCGTAGTCCACCGGCAGGGGGGCAGACTCCCGGAGAGACCACTCCAGCAGATGCGATGCCTGGACGATCCTCTCCCGGAGCAGAGTGCCAGTCAGCGGCACGAATAGCACCTGAGGGTGGCGGCTCAGATACGAGCTCATTCTCCGCGCGCCGATCGACCCGGTATTGCTTAGGAAGTGGGCCTCGTCTGCAAGGATGACGTCAGGCTGCAGCGAGTCTAGGATGCCTAGGCGGATCGTCTCCTCGCCCTCCTGCTTGGCTGCGGATGACGGAGCGGACAGCCGCTGATACGACATCATCGCGACCTTGCCGGCGGGTAGCGCCCCGCGGCCCCAGTCCGCCGAATACCTGAGATACTCAGCGCGCGTCTCGCGGATCATCGACGCCGGGGCTAGGAGCAGAGGGCGCCGTGCCTCCGTCGTGAGGAAGAGCAGGTAGGTGAGGAGCATCTTGCCTCCTCCCGTGCGTATCGGAGCCGCTAGGCGCCCGGTAGTGACGAGCTCGCGGATAGCGAGGGCCTGCGTAGGATTGACCCTTCCGGGATAGGGCCGCGGGACGCTCGCCAGCACGCGCGTCATGTCCTCTGCTAGACGCGCCACCTCAGGTGCGCTCGGGTCAGGGATCGGGCGGCGAGGGACCGATAAGATCCGCTGCATCTCCCTACCTAGAGTGACGGCAGAGAAGCGGAAGGGGGATTGGGGGTCGATCATATTTCGACCGACACTAGTCCTTGCCAGGCAGGAAATCAAGCAGGAATAGACGCCAGCGCCTTCTTGATCGCCTCGCTGACGGCCGCCATTAGCGCCTCGTAGATATCCGGCGGCGCTTCCGGCGGCGCTTCCGGCGGCGCCGGCGCCGGGGGAGGGGGCGAGGCAGCTTCGTCGGGGGAGATCCCCGCGCGCCGAAGGATCGCAGCGATCGCGGTGGCTGTCCCTTTGTGGTCGGCGGGGATCAGCCCTGCGGAGCAGGCGGCCGCAAATAGTGCGGGTCGATCTGCCTTAGTGAATTTCCGGGCTGACCGTGGCGCCGGAGCGGGTGCCGGGACGCCAAACAGGGCACAGGACTCCTCCGGCGTAGCGCACGCTATCGGCATCGACGCCGCCGTCTCTGGCGGATTCACGAACCCGGACTCGGTCGCCATCCATCCGAGTGGCGGCTCTTCCACCGGCGCTTCCGGCGCCGGGAGCGGCGCTTCCGGTAGATCCGGCAGATCCGGCAGATCCGGTAGATCCGGTAGATCCGGAATCGCGCTGATTAGTCTCTGCATATCGTCTCGGAATCCCATCTCGTCATCTCCTGTGGTCGCGGAAAACATCGTCCTCAGAGGTCTCTGGCACTGAGCTAGGTACGCACACGGCACTCCGTACGCGTGGCATTTCTGCGGGTCGTATTCGAGGAGGTTCGGGTCGGGTCTCTCGCCCCTCAGCTGGATCATCTCCTCCCCGGCTCTCTCGATGCGAGCGAAGTCCGACGCCACGCGATCGCGATGGAACTCTACGACCACAGGCCTGACCCGCGTCGCACCTCTCGTCTGGGTATATACCCATCGACCTGAGACGGACTCTGCCCCTGCGCGATACAGTGCCTCGGCGTAGATAGTAGCCTGCGGATCTGGGGATCTCTCTCCATCTATCAGCGTCCCTTGGTCTGCGCGCAGGGCGTACTGTAGGTTGCCAGTAGTCTTCAGGTCGAAGGCCAGCATCTTAGCCCCGGGGAGGATCGCCGGGCGTAGGGCGCCATCTACGTACGACCCCACAGCGTCGTAGTTGGCCTGGAACGGCACCCCAGATTCGGTCTCGAAGGTCATCCGGTGCTCTACCAGAGCCGATCCTGGGGTCGGGCTGTGAGGGATCGCTGCGCGGACTGCGTCGTGATCCGGAGCATCTGCTGCCCGTATCCACCTCTCCATCTGCGCGTGTAGCCTCACCCCCAGCTCTGCGGCGCTCCCTGCCGGGTCCGGGAGGCGCGAAATATATCGGAAGCCCCATCTCCGGCGGCATCCCGAGAAAGATTTCAGGCCCGATGCGGAGATCGGGGGCAATTTCGCTGTAGGGGTCAACGGAAAATCCTCGGGAACGCGGCCAGATACGTCGCGTCTATCTCCAGATAGAGTCGCAACCAGGTCGACGGGTCCGTAGGGTATATCTTCGAGGAGGCCCGCTCCTGGGCGGCGTTTAGCCGCGACGCTGCCTCTACTACCGGGGGGTCCGCGGCCGCGAGCATCCGAGCGCACGCCTCGATTTCCGCCTCGATTTCCGCCTCGATCTCTGCCTCGATCTCTGCCTCGATCTCTGCCTCGATTGATTTCATCCGACCATCCTCTGCTCATGCGCCCCCAGAATCAACCAAAATCGCAGGCTCTGACTACTCGGGCATTCCCTGAGTGCCATCCTAGCGGAGGTAGATTCCCCTCGACGACCATCCGCAGGTCCCGGCGCGAGGATACGTGCCGTAGCCTGCCCAGCGCCTGATCCAGCTCAGCCTGTGCCAGGTACGCCCACTCTCGACTCACGTCCTCTCTGCGCAGCAGCGCCCGTAGCCCCGGCTCGCGCGCATATCTCGGGGTACCGAGGCAGTACACCCCGTCATAGTCCTGCCAGTCGTTCCGCCCGCGGGTCGCACCGTAGTGCGCGATGCTGCCGGCAGGCCATCTGCCCGTCGTCTCCAACCATCGCCGAATGGCGGGGAACGTGACGAATAGTACCCTGCCGGGGAGCCTACGGGCGCGGTCTATCGCCGCCATCACCTCGCGCTCCGCGATCTCTCCGTCGACAGGGCAGAGCGCCCCGGTCCCGGCGCGGCCTAGATAGATCATCTCCCGAGAGACGGTGACGCCGAGTGGGTCAGCGACGCACTGCCGCAGCACGTCAGCGGACGCAGGGAGGGCGTACCACGGAGGCGTGGCGTCGACGAGGACCGACTCGCGGGCGGATATCATCGCCTCCCAGCTAGCGCTCGCCATATACCCCTCTACGGACCCGGCGGAGCCGAAGTGAGCAGAGCCCGAGGCGATGATCTGAGAGAGTCGCGTGGCGGACCGGAGGTACGATCTATCCTCGGCCGACAGCGCCCGTAGTGCCCCGTAGGAGGGGTGCGGGATAGGGGTGTATCCGTCTGCCGGCAGGTCGTCTGCTACGGCGCGGAGCGCGGAGCGCAGATCGTCTGCGTCCACCGTCCCTACTCCCGGTATCCGCTGACTCGATAATATCCGGGATACCACCTCTGGCGGCACGGATAGGCCCGTCAGAGGCTCCGGGGACTCATCCGAAAACAGCGCGGCTCCGTCCCCCAGCAGATCGCTCGCCTGAGATATCCCGGCCTGCGACACGAACAAGACTGACGCTACTCCCGCCATTTCGTCTCTGCGCCGGGCCGCCGCTAGCGCCGGGCATCCCGTAGCGAGAGGGCATCCCGTCGCGCATATCCGCCGCAACGGCACCCCGTAGTCGCGGACCATCTCCCTCAGCTCCGGATCGCGAGGGATCCTAGGGCAGGACTCCTCTCCCGACGGGGCGGAGGCCGCGGAGAACAGATGGGCCGATCGGACCTCGGGATACTGCCGATGCAGCTCCGCGCGGGTCTGAGCGGCCACGGCGTGGGCTTGGGTCTGGATCACTGTGAGCCTGCCCTTACGCGCGCGCTCCGCCGCGACCTGCGCGAGTAAGTAGCTCTTGCCTGCGCCTACGGTAGACGCGTCGATGGTGAGCGCGGGGTAGGTCGCGCGCGATAGGTGCCGCCGAGATCTCTCCCTCGCCTCGCTCAGAGGTATCTCCTCCGCAGGGCGCTGCGCCTCTAGGATCTCCTGCATCTCCCTCACCCCCTCTAGGTCTCTCGCGGCGTGGACCTCCCTCAAGGCCTCGAAGGACAGCGGGAGCCGAGGGCATCGCATCCCGTCCGAGAGGCCCTGGCGGATCTGCGCGTGGCGATAGACTACGGGCTGGTCATCCCCCCATTCCTCCCGAGCCCTCGCGTATGCCTCGCGCATCCGACTCTCGGTCTGAGACATGTCGAGACACCCCGAGCCTACGTAGTGACCGATGCGATATGCGCGCTGGGTCGTGTACGCGCGGAAGCTGCCGTATGCCTGTCGCTGGATGCCTGTGCACCATCTCTCCAGCGCCTCGTGAGCGACTGCGGTGTGCTCATCGGAGGCCTCTTGGCCCGCCCATCTCCCTCCCTCTAGCTCTAGCCGCGCGAATACCTCCGCCCCTCCTTCCGGAGTAGCCTCCAGGACCTCGGAGATGCTGATCGCCCCCCGCCCCTCCGATCTCCACATCCATCGACTATCTGCCCTCCATCGAGGGCACGCCGGCAGGTAGAATAGTCGGGACGCGTCGGTGCACGATCGGTCGATCTGCACCCCTAGCTCCCTGCCTACCCCGATGCGGACGCGGCGCACCTCTGAGGGGGAGTACTCTCGGTCAGCCGCCAAGACCAGGCGACACTTCACCTCCGCGGAATCGGTTCCGTGACTCCAGCTGGAGTACGCGATCGCGTCCCATCCTCTCTCGTCTATCTCGTCCTGTAGATCTCTCCACTCATCCACAGTCAGATCGTCCAGATCCAACCAGACCCACGCCGGGGACGCGGCGAACGCCTCTCTCGATCGCCTGCGATATTCGGTGTCGTCTCCGTACCGAGCCCGGAAGCGGAGATCAGCCTCTTCGACCCCGACAGGGCGGTCCCATGCGGGGATCATAGGTACGGCTGCGGCAGGCCGGAGAGCGCCGCTGAAGCCCATCTTCAGATCCGAGTCGTCCGAGACGGGCTGCTCGGGCCCGCGGATCTCGTGGCCCTGCGCCTGGAGCCATGAACAGAAATCGGAGAAATCCGCAAAATCTAGCTCCTGCTCCGGCCGTAGTGCGTTGTCCCGGCCGTGCGCCAGCAATACCAGCATCCGAGCATACTCGCGTATGTCGCGGCGGGACGCAAGTCCCATCCGGCCGCCGCCCCGACGACAACGGCCATAGTTTGACCTGCGACATCAGCAACGGAAGGATAAGTTAATGCCCACACATTCTGTGCTACAAGTCGGCGACGGTATCCACCCCCACCACCGCTGGGAGGTGGCCAACGCTACGGAGCGAGCCGCTCTGGCGCTATCCCCCGCCATCCCTCTGGTCGTGGGCGGAGCTTGTTATCAGCTCGACGAGCAGGCGTTCTATGACCTGGTGAGCTTGACTCCTGTGACGTGGAAGCGCCGCCTGTATCAGGGCGAGCCGGGCGCGGTAGGGCCCGCCGGCGCTACGGGACCCGCCGGCGCTACGGGCCCCGCCGGCCCCGCCGGCCCTACGGGCCTCGCCGGGGATACGGGCCTCACCGGACCCGCGGGCCCGGCAGGGCTTACGGGCGATATGGGGCCTGCAGGCCCCACCGGCCCCGCCGGCGCTACGGGTCCCGCCGGCGCTACCGGCCTTACCGGCCCCGCGGGAGCTACCGGCCTTACCGGCGCTACTGGTCCCGCCGGGCCCACCGGCGCTACTGGCCTCACCGGCGCTACTGGCCTCACTGGGCCCACCGGCGCTACTGGCCTTACCGGCCCCGCGGGAGCTACCGGCCTTACCGGCGCTACTGGCCCCGCCGGGCCCACCGGCGCTACTGGCCTCACCGGCGCTACGGGAGCTGTCGGCCCCGCCGGGCCCACCGGCGCTACTGGCCTCACCGGCCCCGCCGGCGCTACGGGAGCTGTCGGCCCCGCCGGCGCTACGGGCGCTACGGGCCCGGCAGGAGTCGCATACGCGTGGACGTGGGCGAACTCACAAGAGAGAATCGCGACGGCAGTGTCGGGTGCGGATGTAGGCAAGACCGGATGGCAGTCTGACCTAGGTCGTCGGTACATGTGTGCGGATACGTCCGGGGTGGTCTGGGGCGAGGAGGAGGACCGGAAATGGGGAGGTGAGCGGTCGGCCTACGGCATCAACAATGCGTGGTTAGACACCGGTATTTACATGGCCCTAGGAGGGACGGCCGTAATTGGGCAGTCTGCCGTCGCCCCCACCAACAGGTCTGAGGCGTTCAAGCACAGCTATATTACGCCGACTGTTGCCGGATGGTGTGCGACGTACACGGACGGGACCCGCAACGCTGGGACGCGCGCCTCCTACGGCATCCGGTATCGAGGGATGACGTTGCAGCGCGCGTCCGGAGACGGTGCGGCCGCTTCGACATGGTGGTTTGGGATCACGGGCTCGACCCCGGGGTCGGCGGTGTCAGAGCCGCCACCAAACTCATTCGTGGTAGGTCGGATTGGTGGGTCGGCCAACCTGATAGTGAGGGCCGTGGGGTCGTCGGCGACGCCGACGCAGGATGTGGATCTCGGCGCAAACTTCCCGGGATCGCTGCTCGGTGAGGGATATGATATCGAGGTGTATTCTAAGGATGGTACGACATACGTGTACTCGGTGATACGCGTAAACACCGGTCATGCGGTGTCAGGAGTGATGTCGTCGGGGGTTTTGCCGTCGACGTCGGCAATCGCGCTGGGGGGATTCTACGCGAACACCTCCGCGCCAGCCGTCGCGTATGCGTACATGAAGCGTTGGACTCCGGCGGTCGCCGGTCGATGACTCCCGCCGCGGCGACGAACGGAACTCTCGGTACCGTTCGCTGTCGACGGACCCCCCGCCGGCTCGCGCGCCGCCCGGGAAATATCTGGCTACTAAAGGATAACTGAAGGTATCGCCGGCAGGGCGAGGCGCCCGTCCCTGAGACGGACCTCGCCGAGGCGCGAGTCGCATCTAGGTCGGCAGGGCGAGGCGCCCGTCCCTGAGACGGACCTCGCCGAGGCGCGAGTCGCATCTAGGTCGGCAGGGCGAGGCGCCCGTCCCTGAGACGGACCTCGCCGAGGCGCGAGTCGCATCTAGGTCGGCGGGGCGAGGCGCCCGTCCCTGAGACGGACCTCGCCGAGGCGCGAGTCGCATCTAGGTCGGCAGGGCGAGGTACCTATCGCCTATCCCCTATCGCCTCTTATCGGCGTTTGTCGACTCTTGCCTATCTCTACTCTTATCGACGTTTGTCGACTCTTGCCTATCTCTACTCTTATCGACGTTTGTCGACTCTTGCCTATCTCTACTCTTATCGACGTTTGTCGACTCTTGCCGACTCTTATCGACGTTTGTCGACTCTTGCCTATCTCTACTCTTATCGACGTTTGTCGACTCTTGCCTATCTCTACTCTTATCGACGTTTGTCGACTCTTGCCTATCTCTACTCTCTCTTCTCTCTTCTCTCTTCTCTTATCGACTCTTATCGACGTTTGTCGACTCTTGCCTATCTCTACTCTCTCTTCTCTTATCGACTCTTATCGGCGTTTGTCGACTCTTGCCTATCTCTACCGCCCCTCACGTTGTTCGGGGCCAAGCCAAGCCAACCAGATACCTGCAATTTATCTGAGTGTTTTTAGAAAGTCAAGGCGTTTTTATCTGACCTTTGGTCGATTTCTTAAAGCCAAGCTAAGATGGCGTAACCTCTCTGGTCTACGGCGAGGTGCCTTTCCGAGGATCAAGGGCATCGGCAGACAAAGTCTGTTTCAGATGTTTCCTGACACCCTCGATATACGACACTGATTTCGGGTATCAGCTTAGGTAAGCCTTTGCCCTACAATAAATGCACTGGGAAAAAGTCGCGAGGCGAAAGTCAAGCCTCGGAGATAATATTTACACCCCTCTGTTTTTCCTTGCACCCGTCGAGATGCCGTCCGTAGGATACGGCATGGACTTCTTCCTCCCACCACTGCCTTTCGACGCCCACGCCCTATCCATTTTCTGTGGCTGCGCGTACTGCCACGCGCACCGCAAGGCTAGGATCTTGGCCAAGGTGGCCGTGTACGTATCGGACCACGACTCCATCGAGTGGCCTGCGGAGCTGGCGCCACTAGAGACCCCGCCGGAGTCTATATCTACTCGCGCGCCGCAGGGAGCTCGGAGGTCACGCGTATGACCCGGTTAATCCTACCCCCGGCGACCGTGGAGGAGATGAATACAGTTCAGGGATCTGTCGCCGAGATGCGCAGGTACGTGGACTCTCTGCCGTCGAGTGATGCCGCAGAGGACTGCCTGTATCAGGCGCTATCGTACACCCGATCAGGGATCAAGGGATTAGAGGCGCAGCGCACAGAGATCACGCGACCGATGCTAGCCGCAAAGAGGCAGGTGGACGCGATGTTCGCGCCCGCCTCCGATGCGCTAGCGGACCTGGAGCGCCGCATCCGAGAGAGACTAGCGGAGATGGCCGTATCTCGCGCGGAGAGAGATGAGTCCGCGCTGCGCGCGGCGAAGGCTGCACTAGAGGCAGGGGATCTCTCGGGGGTGGCGCTATCGACAGCCTCTATCTCCGGGACGCAGCGAGCGAAAATCTCGTGGGAAGTCGCGTCGGTGGACATGACCTTGCTCCCCTCGGAGTATCAGATCGTCACTGCCGATATCGCAGCCATCACTCGGGCGATCTACGCGCACACCGGAGGAGGCCCGCCGACGATCCCCGGCGTCACATTCGCGCGCTCGGCCAAGATACGCGCGAGATAGCTTGCGCCGCACCCGCCCGCAGATATCATAGCGAGATGACGCCCTCGGAGATCTTGATAACCTTGCGGGCCGCCACGGAGGCGGTACGCCTATCTGACTCCATGAGACAGGCCCGCAAGGCGCTGATCTCCCTAGGGGGCGTCTTCGCTCCCCCGGACACGCTGCTCCTAGCCGGTAGGACGATCGCCATGCCGCGTCGGCGATCGTCCGCGCGATCGCCGGCGAAGGCGAAGGGGAAGGCGAGGGCGAGGGGGCGATGAGGGTCCTAGCGATAGATCCAGGGCTGCAGGCGTCAGGCTACGCGTTCGGGGCCGAGGGGCGCGTCGAGGCCGTAGGTCTGCTGCGCGCCCCCCCTAAGGTACGAGACCTGCACGGCAGGATCCGACACCAGCTCGCGGAGCTGTGGGCCGTGACGGACGTACTGCGACCGGAGGTCGTGGTGGTGGAGCGGATGTTCCATCGACCTAAGCGTAGGGGAATGCCTTACATCGACCCTAACGATCTGATCTCCGTGCAGGCGCTCGCGTCAGCGCTGGCGTACGCTGTGGTACCGCCGGAGCGCGTGGCGTTACCGCTCCCACATGAGTGGAAACCTAAGATCCCTAGGGAAGTCGAGCAATCTCGCACGAGGATGGCCCTGAGACCGGACGAGCTGTCGCGCGTAGAGGCCGTACTACCGGCGTCGCTGCGGAAGGAGGCGTGGTCGGCGACAGGGATCCTGCTCGCGGCCCTAGGTCGCGCTCATCTACCTCTCGGGGGCCTCGGGACCCTCGGGGCATTCGGATCCTTCGGGACCACAGGAGCGAGCGAGTAGGACACGCCGGTCCTGCGCGCCCATGCATCTAGTGCACCCCGCATGACAGAGGACATGTGGCCCAGATCCGTACGGACAGGTAGCCCCTCTAACAGGCAGAACATCTGCACTGTGGACGAGTACTCCAGCGCCTCCTGCTTCTTTCGGGGATCTCCGCTGTAGGTAGAGTTGCGAAACTCACACAGCTTCCGGTACACGGCCTCTGTTGTCTGCGTGGAGCACCACCAATCCCGCAGCGCCTCGGTGTCTTTGCCGGACCCTAGCAGGCGCAAGATAGCCTGCCCTGCACCCACCTTCACCGCCTGGATATGAGGGCCGTCTTTCTTCTTCCATCTCCACCCTGCGACCAACCCCTCTGCCTCGGCAGCATCCGCCAACGCGTCATAGAATTGGCACCCTCTCGCCCTGCAATCCCAGCCGTGGTGAGCGCAAATCAGGTCGGCGGCAGCGCCGAATAGGTGCATGCTCTCCGTCACCCCTCGACCCAGGAGGGCATTCCGGTTGGCATCTGCGACCGACCTCACGCCCTCGAACAAAATCGCAACGAACCCTTGATCTGCCATCCGAGAGATCACGGACTCGACCCGTGACCGGAACCACGGTAGAAGCAGGCTCATGTCCTGCTCGTGACCTTTTTTCGGGCCAAAAATGCTAGTCATCTCCACCCCCTAGCTTGCGCGATCTGGTCGTCGGTGAGGATCCACTCGCCAGAGCGAGCGGCGGGATACATCAGGTTGGCGGGATCATCCGAGTGGTCCAGCCCGAGCGCGTGTCCTATCTCGTGCGCCGCCGTCTTAGCGTACGATGGCCCGGCGCAGTACGCCGGTAGGAGATACACCGTAGCGTCCCGCAGAGACCCAGAGGTACGCGACCATCTCGATACGGTGTGCGCGAGCTCGTTACGTGCAGCCTCCCCTCGGAAGTCCACGATGTCGATCCCTCCGATAAGGGGGAGGGTCGATGAGGCGGGGACTACGTCGAGATCCGGCACTAGCGCCACCCACCACTCGGCAGCCTCCCACGCTGCCGCCGCGCAATCCTCCGGGAGATCCTCGCTGATCCGCACCTCCGGAGGAGAGGCCCAGTATCGGAGGGACGCGGTGGACACCTCAACCGAGCACGCCCCGTCCAGCGCCATCACCGTCAAGCCGAACGAAATCAAAAAGGTACGAGTCATCTCCCCCATCGTCTCCTCCGAGCAGGCGAGTCGTCAAGTCATTTCGGGGGTAGGTTTAGGTGCTCCGCAAGCCACAATATCCCCCCGGTCACAGCCGCGCCGATAGCACCCGCAGCGGATACCCACGCCTTGGCGCGAGCCACATCCGCTTCCAGTGAGCTAACTCGCTGCCGGATGGCACTGTTCTCTGACGACACCTCCGCCTTCAGGTCCACCATATCGGCCTTGATTCCGCGAACTTCCGTGAGGACCTCCGACACATCCTCGCATAACCCAATGAACTTTTCTGTCGGGATCATCTCAAATCCCCTGAAGTTGGGTCACGCCGAACGACAGGAATGCAGCCCTGACGTGAGGCTGACCTGAGTGTCTGGTGATGCGGAAGAAATACTCAGACGAACCGAAGTCCGTGACCACAGGGGCGAGGGAGGGAGTGGTATACGTGCTAGCTGCAGACGCTAGCGTGATGACGCCGGACGTGGCGTGCACCGTGGCGGACGTAGCCCCCGTGGTATAACTCCGAGAGAACGAGACCAGCTCGACCGTGGCTGTGCACCCACCGCCTCCGTCAGTCAGGTGCACGCGGTAGTCAGAGATCGTCACGTTGCTTGACGCGACGATGGGGATCATGAGCACCTCATCGCCTGCGACCGCGGAGACGGAAAGCCAGAACCCCAGCGAATGGAAGACCCAGTTAGGGGACGCGGGCTGGGCAAGCCCCAAACGGACGGGGAACTGATCGTACAGGACCGGCGAAGGGAAGGCGTAATAGCTGGCGTTTAGACCGCCTCCGCACAGCACCGGAGCCGCGAACGTATGGGCCCCCGTCCACGCAAAGTTGGCCCCCCGAAATGCGCTCTCGGTCGGGAGCGCGTCGGTATACTCCGTCCATTTCCCGAGCTGATAGAGCGCCCAGTTATGCCATTCGGCTGCGTACCCGTCTCCTGGCACGTCGCCCTGCGCTATCTGCGCAGGAGACGGCGCCACTCGCGTAGGGGACAGGGACTTCGGCCCAGTCGAGAAGGTGGGATCAGTCGCCCAACTAAAGGGGGCAGCAGGTTTGGCCATGGGTTCAGTATACTCCGTGCATCGGGAACCCCGGTACCGCCCCGTCTGCGGATCCCATAGGGCTGCCGTGCACGACCCCTGTCAAATCGCCGATGACGGCCTCCCCGGGCCCCAGGACTAGGTCCACCCGGACGCCTGCCGGCTTGGCTCCCCGGAGGATCCTGCCGGCCCACGTCAGAACGGACGGCGAGGCGGCGGTAAAGGCGCAAAAGAGCGTGATTTGCGGCGGGAAGTTCTCCCGGATCCGGGGATAGACGTTGGGGGCGATGGCCCGAGAGATATCGATCAGATCGGAAATCCGGCCCCTCGACGCAGACGCTACTATACGAGTCCGGATAGCCACGCGATAGGAGGCGTCGTCCGAGAAGCTGCCTCTAGGCTCCCGGACGAGCCTCCCAATCTGATCTAGATCCTCTCCGGTAGCCGTATCTAGGGAGGACCCCCTCAGGGTACCTATCGCATCCTCGAGGATCTGCACCTCAGCTACGGCCCCACCGACGACAGATCGATTGCGCGGACCTCGCCGGTAGTACTCGATTAGCCTAGATACAGCCCGATCTATCATGTCCGAGACCAAGGACAGCTCCCCGTCGGGGGGAGGCGGATCCGAAATCTCCGCGAACGGAGAGGGGACCTCGAAGAAGGGGATGGGCATGGATCAGATCCTCACTCGGTCGCCGTCGGCGCGCACGACAGGGACGCCTAGGGCAGTCACCACGTCTAGATCCGACGAGGCGGATCCGGACTCGGAGGCGTAGACGCGGACCGACGCCCCGCCCCACCCGCCCGCGCGACGCAGCGAGAACAGCGCTCGCAGGTCCACGGCGACAGATACCTGCGACCCTCCCGCATAGGCAGGCGCGAACGCGTCGTCCCGGAATGCCACCTCCTCTACCTGCGATCCGATGGCGACCCACACCACTGCCCCCGGCAGAGCGTCCAGCCAGAAGTCGATGCGATCATACGAGCCGACGTATGCGCCTGGGAGCGGATAGATTTGCTGGATCATCGGGATCTCCTCAGGCGGGTGCGGTCTGGGTGGTATGCGTCACGGTCACTCTCGTAGAGTCGAGTACCGCGATCTCTCGGACACCTACCGGGAAGTTGGCGGCGGCAACAGTCCCGGACGTAGCCCCCAGGAGGACGGAGGCGTCGTACACCCCCGAGGCCGCGGTCACGCGACGGATGGCCTGGGTGAGCACTACATCCGTCCCCACGCCCAGGGAGGAGTCACCCCAGTGCATCAGGGAGAGCTTCAGGGCAGCGTCGCCGGCGTATCTGAGGGGATCCGCAGCCACGGACACCGTCAGATACGGATAGACCGTCGTAGGGCGCGTGAAGCCGATGGAGTACGTGTTGCCCACCGAGTCTGCGGCGGATACGACGGTCGACCCCGCCGCGCGGATCCCTCCAGGCTTGGTGGATAGGATCGCGGCGGCTATCTCCGCATCCACGCCGCCCCTGACCACTACCTCGAAGGAGTTCCCCGGCACGCCGGCGGCGTCTGCGGTCGGCAGATCGTTGACGTAGCACCTCACGTAGGTGACGCCGGAGAGCGCGGACACCGCATCGCGCACGGCATCGGCTGACGAGTGCCCCGCATAGGTGCCCTCTGACTCAGAGCGCGCCAGGAACTCAGCGTCAGTCTCTCGGGCGCGCCCCGGTACGGCATCCATGGGGTTGGTCGCGGAGACATATCCAGAGACGGGGATGATAGCCGTCAGGGTGCCCGCTAGCGCGGCCAGAGGGCCGGGCGACTCTGCGCGGAATACTAGGGGGTATGCCCCGGGAATCGCCGCCGTCAGCACCGAGTCCGAAGCAAATCTCTCGGTAGGCCGGCCGACCGGGGTGACGACCAGGCTGCCGGCCGGATAGGAGCCAGCCCCCACGGTGACCTGCATAGTCACCAGACTCTCGGACGCGTGGAGGCGAAAATCTCCTCGGATCCGGAGCAGGTCGTCTAGCGCCTGGCCGCTGGCCTGGGCGGGATCCCTGGATGCATACGTCGATTCAGCCGCCAGCCATACGTTGTCGATCTGCTCGGCGATGGCGCCTGCTAGCTGGGCCTCGATCCCCTGAGGAGATCTGTCGATCCCGGAAGAGATCGCAGACGCCCATCGATCCAATATCTCAGACTGGATCGTCAGCAAAGGCTTGCGCAGGAAGCCCGCAGCGGTGACACCATACGGCATGCTGTCAGTCTAGCCTATCGAGCTGAGACCGCTCACCGCACGAGGCCGACCGCGAGGATCTCCCCTCCAGATAGCCGCAGCTGCGCATCCACGCGGAGCACTCGCGTCCTCGGATCCGTCGACATATCCAGGCGGATCACCTCGGCGACACCCTCCGTGCTGGAGAGCATCTCCGAGAAGATAGGCCTCAGGGCACCTACGGTGGTCGCCTCTAGGATGTGCCCGAAATACGGAGTCCCCGCCCGGAGGTCCAGGAACCACTCACCGCGAAAGAACTGGAACTTCACGCGGATGCGCTGATCCACGAGCTCTGCTAGATCCTTCCGAGCGAACATCCTGCCGGAGGGGCTGAGTTCAATGTCCCCCTCTACGGGATTGAGACCGTCCGGGGTGCGGGTGACAGCTAGGATGGCCATAGAGTGTCCTTAAGGGATTAGCAGATCCCCGGTCTTAAGGTAGCGTGAGGCAACTAGGCCGCGCAGAGGGGTTATCGCGCCGGAAACCGCTGCGCCGGCAGCCGTTCCCGTCAGAGGGGATCCGCCCAGTGCGGTCAGGGCAGCCGCGATCGCATCTAGGATCGCGAGGACGGCCTCCGCGGAGGCTGCGGAGGATGTCTGGCCGCCAGCAGCCAGCACCGTATCGGACCCTAGCCTGACCAGCGGGCGCGAATCCGGGCGGGCTCCTGGGATAGCATAGGAGTGCGCGAAGTGGTGAGATCGACCGTCTGCAGGATCTGCCACACCCCCTGCAGACATCCACGCCGCGAAGTCTGAGTCGCACGCAATCAACAGCACGGCATCCCCTGGCACCAGATCCGGCGCCCACCAGCTAGAGCCGCCAGACGGCCAGGCCACAGGCACGGAGTACACGTCAGGCTGATCCTCTAGCTCATCTGCCTCGGATAACGCATCCGCCCCCCTCACGCGGCGGCGCATAGACATCCGGACGTGCGCGGATAGCGTCGATCGGTCGTACGACACTACGGTGGCCGGGAGCGCCACTGACAGCCCGTCCAGCCTAGATTCCAGGACCTCGCGCAACAGGGTATCTAGCATCTCTGCCTCGACCTCACACACCCTCGACGTCCGCGAACCACGGACCCCCAAAGGTGTCTCCTGTATAGTTTACAGATACGATCGAAAATTTTCCGCTCAGCGCCGACGATCTAACGTCCACTCCGCCTCCCGGAAATAGGCCAGGTCGCAGCAGTGATCGGACCTTGACCCGGCCCTCCGGTGTCCGGGACGGGGAGTCGATCATCCCGGTGCTATCAGATAGCACCACCCACGTAGTAGGTGCAATATCCCGCCTATTCGCGGGCGTGCAGAACACCACGCCGTCCTGGATCGACACAGACATCCCCATCCCGCGCAGCACCCCGCGCAGCTCGTCCAGGGCGGATCCGGATAGGGTCGTGCCCCTGGGGTAGACCCGGGCAGGCCCGCCCGAGGCGAATACCGCAGGGAGGTTCCCGTCCCCCACCCCCGCTCGCGCCGCGCAGTACCTAGCTACCGTCTCGTACGTCGACCCCGGCGGGAACGAGGCAGATACGCGGGAGGCCCAATACGCCTGACCGCTATCCTCCCCCTGTATCACCGTGCGCATGTCCACTCTCTCGGGATCGGTCCGGGCTGTATGTAATAACCCGCTGAAAATGAGCGACCGACCCACCCCCGTATACCCCGCCTCGATATCCACCCGGATATTGCCGACCTTAGGTCCGACCTGGCGGAAGGGGGCTGCGCCCCTCCCCTCACCGCCCGAGGTCACGTCCAGACTCAGCCCCTCGATCACCTTACGGGTCGCGGGGGATAGATTATACACCGCGATCTCGCACGTATTCGGCTCAGGCTCCAGCGTCTTGCGCACCGTGAACAAGCAGCTCAGGTCCCGGGGGATGGGGGCACCCGCCACAGAGATCTCCCAGTCTCGGTGCCCAAAGCCCCCCGTCATGGCGCTGACTCCACGTATACCAGACCCACCCCCGCCCCGAAGTTGCTCCCATCCGGATCCCGCCCGCGAGCCTCGAAATCCGCCACATACAGGCCTCCGGGAGGCTTAGCCGGGGAGCCCACTCCTCGCAGCAAATCCCGGCCGAACATCAGCTTCCGGCCCTCGACGATAGGGGTGCCCTGCGCGTCGTATAAGCCGAAAAACCAGCGATCTAGTCGGATGTTGCGTCGAAGGGTCAGGTAATAGTCCCGCCCTTCCAGCTGGATTCGCTGCCTGGACGAGGCCGCCCTCGGTATACTCAGCTCTAGCATCGCCATCGTCAGCCTCCGTCAGTTTACGGCCGAGCTAAGACCGCCGACTATGCCGCGATCCAGCAGAGACTGCTGCTTTTCGCTGGAATACGGCACGTATTTTTGAACTCCCTTATCTGCCTCCGGCTCCGCGGACTCCGTGGCTACGGCTTCGGCAGGCGCAGGCGCAGGCGCGGCAGGCGTGACAGGCGCAGTATCGATGCGGATCACCTTCCCCTCGCCGGAGTACGTGACGGACTCGACCGTCCGGTAGGGCGACAGAGAGAGGCTGAATGCGCAGTGCCCCTCGCCTCGGATGGGCGCAGAGATCGACGCGATCACCTGGCTCGTATATAGACCCAGCCGAGTTTCAACAGACACGAGTGTACGCTCGGACTGCAGCCTCGTAAGCTCCGTCCAGACATCCAGCACTCGATCCACGAAGGTCGGGAAGGTCAATAGGGTGGCCTGCATATAGACCGTACGAGACCCGGCGGATCCGGCTACGACCGTAGGAGCGTAGTGAGTGCGGCGCCCAAAGGGCGGCTTGAAGGGGGCGGTATATCCACCCGAGATTCTCGGCGCTACAGGGCCCGCTACGGTGCCGATGGTCTTCCCCGACGACTCTAGCGCCACAGTCCTCCTCTGCCCGACTAGGCGCCCGATGCTGGCTAGCGGGGTATTCGTTACGAATACCTCTAGCTGCAGGTCTCTAGGGGCCACCCGGACGTGATCGGAGATGGTCGAGCCGGACTCAACGAAATGGCGAGTTACTTCGGCCATGGCGGTATGGGTCTCCGATAGGCAGGCGTCGAAGTAGATCACCGACGTAACTCCGGAGGAGTCCACATAAGATATCGTGCTCATAGCTTAGGCACCTTGACACGCCGCAAGTTATGTCGAGCCTTCTCCGCGGCATCATCCAGCACTCCCTGGACGGCCAACTTCAGATCATTCAGCTGATACCGGCCGGCGTCCAGCCCGACGCTGACCTTCATCTCTACCTTCGGGGCGATGGTGACCTGCGTGCCGCCGGAGCCAGCCGGCGATCCGGAAGAAGTTGCGGAGGAGTTGCGCAGGGCAGCTTCCGCCTGCATCTTCTTCGCAGCGTCTACTTTTTCTCGGGAAATCAGGCCGGATCCGATGTCCGATTCAGTGGCGGCTGCCGGATGCGACTCCACATATTTGGCGCGATCTAGCAGGAACGAGGGGAGCATTTCGCCCTCCGTCTGATCTAGCCGACGATTCTCCGTGAACGTCTTCACGTCGCCCTTCGCAACTGCCTCGGCACGCGCCTTCCTCCGCGCCTCCGCATCGGCGCGGATCGACTCGCTCTGAGTCATCTCCATGGAGTTGTCGGCCACATCTTTGCCGGAGAACCACCAGTCCACTGTGCGGGTGATGCTGCGCGTGACGATGCTATCCGAGTTACGCAGCTCGTCTACCCAACGACGCCACGCCCGGGGCAAATCTGCGATGGCATTTCGCAGCGTCTGTGCAGGCCGCGCGATGTCTTCCAGGGACCTGACCCATATTCCGAGCGCCGATTTATTCTCGTCGTTGCGGAAAAAGGTGACGAAATCCTCGATCACGAGGAGTGGAGCGGCCAGCTTGGCCGCCACCACCAGGATAGGCAGGAACGACGCGGCCAACGCGGCGTTGGCCACGGCCCACCTGCCGGTCCAGAGTACAGCCGCTGCCCCTAGCGCCCCGACAGCGGTCTGCATGACAGAGGTCTTGGAGATGGTCGCCTCAAGTGCCTTCACTACACCCCCCAGCGAATTCACTAACGGGGCGCCTACCACCTTGGCGATGGATCCGATGGCGACCTGCAGCTTGTTAAAGCGATCTGAGAGTCGTTTCACAGAGTTCGCCCACCCGTCGGCGGTCCGCGCAGCATCTCCCTGAGCCTTGGCTGTATCTTCCATGATCTTCGCCATGCGGAGCTGCACCTTGTCGGGCTGCGAGAGGGAATCCAAGCCCTTGCCTGCGACCTGCTTGCCGCCAGCGAACCCTGCTGCACCTAGCGGGTTTTTATTGGAGTGGAAGGTGTTTGCGAGCGCCGACTCTGAGATGTCGATGCCCAGTCGGCGGACGGCCTCGGCCTCCCCTGCTAGGCCCGAAAACAGAAGCCTCCGCGTCTCTTCCTCAGAGGTGTTGTAGAACGACGCCAAATCGACCGTGAGCTTAGCGAGCTGCTTAGAGAAGAGCACGGTGCGATCGAGCCCTATTTTCATAGGGTCTAAGAAAGCCGCGAAATCGGAGAAAGAGGACTGAAACGCGAACTCCGATCGCCCCATCTCCGCCTCTACCGTCTTTGACCACGCCTCGATCTCTGCCCTCTGGGATTTGCCGAAGATGGCCTCGATCTTGTTTGCGACCTCCTCCGCCTTCGAGGCCGCTTCGATAGCCGGCAGTAGGGCTGCCCCTAGAGAGGCCAGAGCGGCAGTCGCGGAAAAGGCTAGGGACCCTAGCACCGCCTTCGATCTGTTAACCGCCGAATCCAGGCGGCCTAGGGGCGCAGTGTCTACGGAGATATCGAAGCGGGCCGCTATCTCTCGTAGGACGGTCATGCCGTCAGTGTATCACCTGCAGGCGCATCTAGCTCCATCGCGAAATCTAGAGCATCGTGGGCGCTCTGCAGCTCGTCCCAGCTCCATCCGTGCAGGATATCAGAGGCCTTGGACACGGAGCCAAACCGCTGGGACACGATGATCCGCCACACCTCCCAGTCCAGCCCCTCAGGGACCGTCAACCTGCGGCCGGCGGGGGCACGGCTGCACTGCGGGCCTGCAGAGCAGCGGATGTTTTTTCGATCTGCCGGCCGAAGTTCAGGGCGATCGCCGCATCGATCCATTCGATCATCGAGTCGAACTCGCCGGCGAAAACGGCCTCCATCACCCCGCGCTCAGCCAGAGACTTCCCCTCGGAGGTCTGCGTCTTCGCTGCGAAGAGCTTGGACAACTCGTCCAGGCAATCCGCCGACACTCGACCCATATGCGATGCCACAGCCAGCCCGGACAGGTCCCCCACCTCTGCGGCGGTCATGATCCCGACCAGCAGCGGCTGAACAGCCGCCCACGCCTTCCGCGCGGCTGCGACATCCAGCACCGTGATAGAGAGTCGCGCCCCGCTAGAGACTACGATCTCGCCGCCACGCAGCAGCCCGCTCATCCCGTTCTCTTCGATCTTCATGCAGGAGAGCGTATCCCCCAGCGAAGGCAAGTCAACCCCAGAGCACCTGCGGGAGGGTGCGCGCGAACAGGTCTCGATCGCCCCAATACCCAACGTGCGCCGCTCCGGTCCATCCCCACCACCAGCTTCCCACGGACACCTCGATATCCTGGACGTGCCCCAGTCCGTCCGTGACTCCCCGCAAGGGGAAACCCAAGGCGTCGTCTTGGTCGAAGCAGTTGACCCAGCTCCCCGCGAACCGGAGTTGAGGAGGGCACTCGAAGCGCTGACCCAAGCAGAACAGGCCTAGGTTGCACCCCAGCGAGACTAGCCGCACCTCTCGCAGCCCCTCTCGGGCCCGTAGGTAGTCAGCTACGATCAGCACCCCCAATGAGTGTGCTATGAGGGTTAGAGGCACCCCACGCACCCTCGATACCGCAGCATCGAGCACGTCGAACGTAGCTGCGCGGAGGGGCTCCGATGACAGGTACATGAGCGCATCCGCCGCCGTGGTGATCACGGACCGCTGCAGCATCCTCCCGGACGAGCCCCGGCGACTGACGTCGCCCAGAAACTTAGCCTCCACCCGGTCCGCGATCGGCGCCCAGTGCGCAGCGGCCGAGTGGACCGAGACCCCGCGCTCGGCGCCTGCGTCTCTCAGCCTTTTCTGTGCGGAGGCCGAAAAGTCCGAAGATTGCGTGCCCACGCCGTGGACCGTCACCACGTAGGCGTCCACGGCCCCAGCCACGGTCAGTTTCCTCCGGTGAACATCTGCAAATCGGCGCAGCCAATCGTCCACTGCCGCGTAGTAGGACCTCGGTCGAAGGAAATATCGGGATCTGACATGATCCACGCCTCGGCTGCGGTGTACAGAGATCGGCCGTTGGAGTCGCGCAATCGAAAGGGCAGGATGCCAGCTCCGTTGCGCGCGTTGCGATCCACCTGCAAAAGCGCGGAAAACAGGTCGTTCGTCGCACTCGTCTGCATCAGAGAGACGGTCACCGTCGCGGAGAACGACGCGTTTTTGAACCGCGTCACCTTGCCGTCAGCACCCTCCACCATCTCGAAGGTCGACTTGGTGCGAGAGATCGTGATGAACTCGCCGTCCGCAAACCCGCCGGCAATGATCGGCCCGAGGTTAATTAACAGTCCGCGGGCCTCGTAGTGAGTCAGCTGGGGGGTAGGCAAATGTAACTCCTCGGGCGCGTGGAGGGGTGGCCCTGCACTAGAGCTTAGCGCGATTTCCCTTGACCCGCCTGGCGCGGGGGGTGGAGGATGTCCGTAGGAGGGTACCTGTGGCCTGGGAGAATCTCGAAGAGGACGTGCTATCGGAGTTCTGCGGCCTGGCGGAGATATCCAGGGCGGCATGGGTCCGTGAGATGGTCGCCCGAGGGGATATCGCCATATCCCGAGTAGGGCACAGGACGGATAGGTCCGAGTCCGGCTTTAGCGATTTGCTGCGGCACAGAGTAGCCCGCCGGGCTATCTCCCGCGGCACAGCCTCGGAGCACCAGCGAGAGATGGTCGAGCGGGCCAATGCCAGGGTGCGGGGGTGGCAGAGGGCACTCACGGCAGCGGCCTGCGGCCCGGACCACCCCCGCAGGGGCAAACCTAGGCAGTGGACGCCTGATCAGATAGCTGCGGCCCGCTCGGAGATCCCTACGAAAGAGCTAGCCCTGTATTTGCGGTGCCCCTACAATCTAGCGCATTCCTTGCGCTCGAAGCTAGCCCGCGGGCTAGACTGCCAGCCGCGAAAGCCGGGCCCGAAACCGACCGGAGCGCCAAAGGGATTCTGCCTTACCGCGCAAGGCACATTCCAGGCATACATTTATCTACAGAAGCTGCGCGTAACCCTCGGCACATACTCTACCGCAGAGAGGGCTGAGCACGTAGCCAGGGAGGCTAGGAGGTATCGAGATGAGGGCGAGACGACACCCAGCGCAGACTCCATCCGCGCTCATGTCGGCTTCGAGGCTCGTACGTATCGAGCACGTTAGGTTCCCGGCACTGGCCTCCCCCTACATCCCCGGGGTACGTGCCGCAGTGGTGGGTGGGGTGCTCGTAGGTGTAGACGGGACACCCGTCCCGAACGACTATCTGCGGCATCGCCTAGAGCAGCACAGAGGACGCCAGGGCTCTCTGGAGGGGAGGGACGGAGTCATACGGCTGCTAGAGGGATCGAGCCTATCCGACGATAGGCCGAGATACGCATTCGTGGCGCACGATCTGATAGACCTACCCACCTCGCCCTATGAGGTGCGGCTGGCTCGATTGATCGAGCGCACGCGCTCAACCTCCACCCTGCGTAATGTAGGGTGCGTGAGATCGGTGGTGATAGAGGATAGAGGTGCACTGGAGCGATATCTATCCATGGCGAAGTGTGCGGGGTGCGTGGGGGTCGTCCTGCGCAACCCCAGAGCCAGGTACTACGTAGGAGAGGCCCCTACGCAGCCGTTCATCGCCTCATACCTGCGATTCGGGGAGTAGATGCAAGAGACATTGCTGGCTCTGGCGATCCTGGTAGTGGTCACCTGGCTCCGCCTCGGGCCCTGACTCCGAACACCCCTTGACGTGCTGCCTCGGTCCGTGAGACTCTGAGACATCGAGAGGGAACATGAAAAAGTATTCTGCAGATGAGCTGAAGGTGATTTTGGACAAGCACGCCCTCTTCTTGGCAAAGGAGAAGGGCGGCGAGCGCGCCGTCCTCAAGGGCGCCTACCTCTTGCGCGCCAACCTTGAGGACGCCAACCTTGAGGACGCCAACCTTGAGGACGCCAACCTCGTGCGCGCCAACCTCACGGGCGCCGACCTCGTGCGCTCTAACCTCTCGGGCGCCTACCTCGTGAGCGCCAACCTCGCGGGCGCCAACCTCGCGGGCGCCAACCTCGCGGGCTCCAACCTCTCGGGCGCCTGCCTCGCGGACGCCGATCTCACGGGCGCCAGCCTCGTGGGCGCAGTCCTCGCGGACGCCCGCCTAGCAGAAGCCATCCTCACGAGCGCCGTCCTCATGCGCGCCGTCCTGGCGGGTGCCGACCTCGTGCGCGCTAACCTCACAGGCGCTAACCTCACAGGCGCCAACCTCGTGCGCGCCAACCTCATGGGCGCCGACCTCACGGGCGCCGTCCTCACGGGCGCCGTCCTCACGTACGCCGACCTCACGGGCGCCGACCTCACAGGCACCTACCTCACAGGCGCCGACCTCACAGGCGCGCGCGGCCTAGATCCGGCCGTGAAGTCGGCGCCCGCGCATAAATAAAATAAAACAGAGTGAAGTGCGCACAGCAGCGCAGGCGCGCCCGGGCCGTGTGCGAGCGTCAGAAAATGAAATGGCGGCTCCGTGCCGCTCACAAGATAGATCCTCTACCTTTCCGAGCACGATCTCAAGTGCGGGAGACGCCCCCACAAATCGACGTGTGGGCGGAGATAGGGCAAATCTGAGGCCCTCAACGAAGATTGACTGGACGGCGGATCGCCCGCCGTGAGACTCTTAGTCATCGGGCCAGCCCGGCCCCCACTCAGGAGACACCATGACCACGCCCGCACAGCACTCCCATCTCATGCTCCGCACTGCCGACAGAGAAGAGCGCCGCTACTACGCCGCGATGCGCGCAGGGGAGCTCGGGCTCGCGCACACGGCCGCCCTAGAGGCGTCCCGCGCGTACAGGGCCCTGGGGGGCGGATGGCACGACTTCGCGAACGTATGGGGCGGCAGGGCGACAGAAGCCCACCGAGCCTCGCTCCGCGCGTAGGTCAGTAGCTCAGCCTGCCCACAAGCTGGACGGCGTGTACTGCGCTCGCGTACACGCCCGAAAACTCCACGCCCTTCAGCAACCGGGCGCGCCGATCCGCCGCAGGTATCGAGGCGATATCTGGCATGGTGACTGTCGACTCACCGGGGATGAGTAGTCCGCCAGCCTCCGAGCGACGTAGTGCACCCTCGACGGCGCTGGCGATCACCTCTAGGCCCTGGTCGGTGAACGGGATAGCGTCTGCGTTGGCTAGCATCGCCCACACTGACTCTTGGATGTCGGCCGAGAGGGCGTCCGTCTTGAGCACGACGTCGATCCACTCTCCGGACGACACCGCCCCCGTCCGCACCGCCCCCAGCCCCGCTATGGTCGTATAATGGTTGATGCTGTCGCCGTCCAAATATCCGATCTGCGTGTCAGTGAGGTTGGCGGGGGAGACGCCTCGGAGCTCCTTATTCGCCCAGGTGAGGGGGCCGGCTGACTTTGGCGCGCACGCCCCCACCCACGACACAGCAGCCTCTTCGGAGGGGTCAGGCGAGTAGACCAGCACCGTGTACGTGTTGCCCTGGGCCTTGAGCGTGGCGCCCAGCGCGCCGCCAGATGTGAGTTCGACGGAATCGGAGGTCGCGGCGAAATATAGCCGCTTGTAGGTGGACGCCCAGGCCGCCAGCTTCAAGATGTTTGGGCCGGACACGGCGTCGGTAGCAAAAAAGTACCAGCTCGAATCATCGGCAAACAGATTCGCGATCTGCGTGTCGTATCCGGCATCCAGCGTAGTGTCCTCCACGAGGCAGTTCTCGATCGCCGTGACGGACGGGCGATACCCGGTGGCTGCGTCGGGGGTGAGGGTGATGACTGCGCCCGCCACAGAGGATGCGATCCCCGTGTATGCCTCGATGATGGCCTCTACTGCGACGGCCACCGTAGAGGTGGTGGCTGCTGCGGGGATCAGGTACGACAGATTCTGGACCACACCAGCCGAGTCGATGATACGCGCCCGGATGCGCGCGCCCTGAGTGGCGGACACGATCGTCAGCGTCGACGAGAACGCAGGGCACACCTCAGATCGCGCGACGATGACCTCCGGCACAGATGGGCTCTGACGGAAGAGCGCAGACGCCATACGATAAGCCGACGAGTGGGCGGCGAAGCCGTCCAGCAGCATCGCCGAGGGGCTCGTATACCGGCGAAATCTCTCAGGGAACACGTTGTGGTACGACATGACTGCAGGCACTCCGAAGCCCTGACGGGTGGGGCTGCGAGTGGCCGCGGAGAGGCTGACGGACACTACAGAGGAGATCGCGGACATGATGGAGCCCTTTCGGCTGCAGGGGAGACCTACATAAGTCTAGTCGTGAGGGGATCCAAGGGCACGTCCCCGCGCCCCGACCGCTACGGGGAGGGCGACGAGGAGTCACTCCGATCTAGAGGAGATGACAGCCACGCCTAGGTTCGTGCCGTTAGAGGAGGCGGCGAGCAGCTCCCCCGAGCCGTCCACCGCAAAGTTGGCCATAGCTGTACCGGCCATCAGCGTCGTAGAGAAGTCCCCGCCGGAAAACCCGTACCGTAGCATGTATACCGCAGATTCCGAAGGCGAGGCTCCCGCCCCCACGGACCGAGAGCACAGCAGCAGCGCGGTGCCGCCGTACGTGCTGCTGTTGACATTGACGCCGACGGCAAAGGGAGTGGCTCCTGTACCTTGCGACGATCCCGGAGCGATCAATCCTAGGCCCTGGCGTTCCGAAAAGCACTGCAAGCTGCCCGCCAGGCGGAATCCAGGGGAGTCCATGATCGACACGCGAGAGAGAGTGAATCCACCAGTGACGACCGCATCGAGCTCCGTCGCCGAGTAGCAGTTGTGCAGCCGTACGGTGCAGTACTGATTAGAAACGAAAACGCGTCGATTCCTCCCGTCCACCAGCTGGCCGGCCGAGGCCTGGTCAAACGTAGCTCCATACACGTATAGGTAGGACTTTACCGTACTCCCGGATACGAAGCGCGTAGTGACGTGGATGTCGGAGTGCCCGTTGTGTTCGAAGTACGGCGCGAACAGTACCGCGGAGGCCCCTCGCAGGGTCAAGCCCATCTCTACATTGCCCTCGAAGATGGGCTGGTGGAACACCACACCGAACTGCCCGGAAGAGGCGTTCGTGACGGACGGGTCATCGACCCAAAACCCAGCGCCGCCTGCGCCTGACGTGGTGGCTCGATATTGGTGCCACGAGGTGTGGTGCAGGATCGCTGCGCCGAGCGAGTACACGCCGCAGCATCCGGTGGCGCCGGAGCCTTGCATGTTCAGGCCGTGATGTACGGTACCAATCATCGGCACCCGGACGTCTAGGCCATATCCGGAGTGCCCCTTACTAAAAATATCTCGGAAGGAGGTCGACCTCCCGAAGTACGCAGTCCACGTCGTTGCCTCGGACCCCCCGGGAGGTACGGCAGGGAGAGCCTGCTTCGGGATGACTATCCCGTGCTGCCAGTATTCCAGCTGCATGCCGGACACCTGCAGCAAGTACTCACGATTCACGGCCACCGTGAACGTCAGGAACGTGCCGGCGGGGGTGATGTTCGTGCCCGGAGATACCAGGACCGTCCGATCCGAGCCCGCCCCGCGGAGCACTAGATCCGCAGAGGTGACGGAGATCCCGCCCGACATCAGGAAGCGACCAGCAGGGACGATGACAGGCAGACCTGCTGCGATACCTGCATCTACCGCAGCCTGAAGAGCGGTCCGGTTGGTCGATGGCGAAGCGCCCGACGCGAACCCGAACGAGGAGGCTAGGACCTCACTGCCGGTGCGCGCGCGGCCCACCCACCCAGAGACGGTGCGGTCGTAGAACGCATCCTCGGACTGCACGTAGGCCACCCCGCCTACGTCCGCCGAGGTCACTCCGTACGCGTCCATCTGGGCGCGGGAGGTGAAGGTCCATCGGTGCTGGGTGTGGATGCCGTCTACCGGCTGCAGGTTCGCGTGGAGTACAGGCATATGCTCTCCAGTCTAGCCTTGACTTCGCGGGCGCGCCTGTGGTGATATTAGGACATGCAGACCTCCGCCAAAGACCGAGCCTACGACATCCTCCCCTCCGTACTGGAGCGCTTTTTGTCCGCTACGCTGCCGTTCTCCTTCGAGATCGACGGCGCTGCCGCCCGACATCTATACATGCTGCTCACCGCCCGAGGTGTCCGGTGCGCATACCTAGACGGCAGGCTCTCAGTATTCCTGGATTGAGCCTCAAGGCGTCATGGTGCGGAGGTACGCGGCGGAGAACGTCACCGAATCCGCCGTCAGGTAGTTATTGAGCCAGATCTTTGGGCGGAAAAACGTACCTGCAGCGGGCAGATCTGTAGTCCACACACCTGTGGCAGTGGCTCCGCTGGACAGATTTTTTACCGTCCACGTAATAGAGCTTGCGTTTTGGGGGCACTCCAAAATGAGCTCGTAAAAAGAGGTGATGTCTATCGGGAACCCTGCGCCCAGGGATTGGGCGATGGGGGATGCACCTGCGGATCCGCGCACGAGGCTCCACGACCCTACATTGTCATTAATCGCCATGCCTAGCTTGGACTCTGTGAGGTTCGTTAATGGATCCGTCCCGGCGTTGTTTGCGTCTCGGGTGTCCATCCCCACGAACCCTCGCATGCCGGGTTGCAGCTTGTCGAGCCCGAATGCGGCCCGGAACACGAAACCTCCCTGCCCCGGCAGCAACCCTCGCCAGCAGCTCGCATTGATCGTCCGGGTCTCTGCGGAGCTGCCCATCGGCGTAGCCGAGGTCATTGCCCAGCGCCGAGTGGACGTCTTCTTGTTTACGGATGTGAGGTCCGGTACAGCGGTGGTGCCAGCAGCGACGAACGCGCAGCCTACGCCGATGACCGTCCCTCCTGTGGTCGCATATATCCACTCTATTCCGGTCCAGTACCTGAAGGCATCCATGCCAGAGGGGCCGGTAGCGCCCGTGAGGCCGGTAGCGCCGGCGGGGCCGGTAGCGCCCGTGAGGCCCGTAGGGCCGGTGGGGCCCGTAGCGCCAGTGAGGCCTGCGGGGCCAGTGAGGCCCGTAGCGCCAGTGGGGCCTGCGGCGCCAGTGAGGCCCGTAGCGCCGGTGGGGCCCGTAGGGCCGGTGGGGCCCGTAGCGCCAGTGAGGCCTGCGGGGCCAGTGAGGCCCGTAGCGCCAGTGGGGCCTGCGGCGCCAGTGAGGCCCGTAGCGCCGGTGGGGCCCGTAGGGCCGGTGGG